TGAGGCTGCTGCGAAAGCGGTGGCCTCTACCCCCAAACGCAAGACTTCTACTGTGACGCCCGATGGCAGTAACAATCGACGCAACAGCGGGCGGCGCAAACGCCAACAGCTACATAACGCTGACTGAGGCGAACACCTTTGTCGAAGCCATGATTGAGTCTACTGACGTAGGCAAGTGGACAACCGGCACTGACGATTCACGCAACCGCGCTTTAGCAGCTGCTGCTGAACGTTTGGATCGTGAAAGATTTATAGGCGCACGCGCCACTGACACGCAAGCAAGGCAATGGCCGCGTACTGGTGTGCGAAAGCCCGATACCTACGTCAACACGTACGCCACTGGCTTCCCTTTCCGCATCTCTGAGGACTACTTCACCGACACAGAACTGCCTGATCAGATCAAACGTGCTCAGATCGAGCTTGCTGTGTACCTGAAGAACAACACGGATGGCATCAGCCTCAGCGGCTTGAACGACTTCAAGAACGTTCAGATTGGCAGCCTCAATGTGACGCCTGACAAGTCAGGTGCTGTCGGTGCTGACCATGTCCCGCCGATGTTTGAAAGGTACTTGACAGGACTTAGAATTAGCGGACCAGGCAACATTGCTATCAAACGGAGCTGACCATGTACGCAGATCTTTCAGGCGGCTTCGAGTTTATCTCTGACACTGCTGCCCATACCGGCAGGTTCAGCAAGATCTACTTCAAAGAAGACAGCGTGATCAGTGCAATCACGGTTAAGAACGCAACCGGCAACAGCCTGGCAAGCGAAACCTTTGTCGCTGACACCTATATCTGCGGCACTATCACCAGCATCACGCTTAGCAGCGGTGCTTGCTTGGCTTACAACCTCTGATGGCGCTTGCTGATTCGCTGGCAAGGGTTGCAAGCAATGTGCTGAAACAATTCGGCGGTGATGTAACAGTGCGTTACGTTACTAGCGGCAGCTACAACGCCACAACCGGCGCGGTTAACGAAACCGAAAGTGACACGACGGTGGCTGGCATCCTTGAGGATGTGAACGTGCGCGAAGTGAACGAGCTGGTGCAAGCAAGTGACAAGCGTTTAACGGTTGCCGCTGATGACCTTGCCACTGTGCCTAAAACGAAAGATCGCGTCGTTATTGGTGGCGTTGTTCATCAGATCATCCGTGTGGAGACGACGGAGCAGGACAACACTGCGGTTATTCACGAGCTGATCTTGAGGGCATAACGATGGCACGTCAGATCAGGATCGATCAAATCTCTGGCTACATGGGGGAGCAAGTTCAACTGCTTGTAAAAGCAACCACCCTTGAGTGGGACAAGCAAGTTAAACGCAAAACTCCGAAAATTACAGGCGTTTTGAGTAATGGTTGGCAGGCTGACGTGAGCCAGCCTTACGTCGGAACTATCACCAACAGAATCGTTTACGCAGAAGCGGTTTGTTTCGGAACAAACCTGCCGCCATCTTGGAACGGCCAACCAAAATCAAGTCCCCCTCCAGGGTTCCCTGAGTTAATCGGCAAGGAGCTTGAGGGATGGGCGCAAAAGGAATATCGTCGGATTGTCGCTAGAGGTTAATGGCTGCTGCTGATCTGAACACGGTTAGGGCGGCTATCGAAAGCCGTCTTGCTACTGAACTAGCTAGCAGCCCTCCAGTTCCTGTTGTCTTCCACAACATGGCTTACGCGCCTACAACAGGCAGCTCATGGGTTCAATGCCTGACAACTTTTGGCGCTAGCGAGTATTTAGGGCAAGGATCAACAACTAATTCTCAAAACCGTATTGTCGGCTTGGCGTTGTTCAACATCTTTTCACGCAAGGGGGTTGGACCTGGCGCGAACTATGTCATTGGTAAACGCATCCGAGATTTGTATAATCGGGTAATCGTGTCGGGGGTTTTCTTCGACGCTCCAACTGGCCCAGAGGTTTTGGCTTCGCCAAATCCCGAGGGTTACTTCCAAACTCAGGTCCGTGTGACCTTTGAATTCATCGAGGAACTCTGACCATGGCCACCATTCGAGGCGAAGCCGGATCTGTCGAATTTGAAACCGGCAGCGGCACTCTTGCCACCGTTGTAGGTACACGCAGCTGGAGTCTGTCGATTACTAAAGAGACCTTGGACACCACAAAGCACGGTGACACCTTCCGCAGTTTTGTCGGCAGCATGATCAGCGGTTCTGGCACCATCGAGCTGGTTTACGATCCGGACGCCACAGGGCAGGCAGGCTTGCTTGAAGACGTAATTAAAGCCGGTGACGTAACTGATGCAACGTTTGAGCTGTTTACCACAGGCAATACAAACGGAACGGATAGCGTCAGCTTCGCTGGCATCATCACCGACATGGAAATCACCTCCACCGTGGGCGAATTAGTTGTTGCTAGTTGCAATTTCATTACCTCTGGCGCTATCACTTCTAACCTTGAGTGATAAGGCTATAGTTTGAACGTATTGTTCAAGCTATTTGATGCCTGCTGGAAATCGCACTATCGATTTGTTGGTTGGGGCTTTTGACCTCAACCAACGTCGCAAATTTGAAGTCAAAAGCGAAGAGGGCACAAAACTTGTCGACTTGTACTTCAAGCCGATCACGCGCGCTGATCGCAAAAAAGCACAGCAGCTTGCTGGGACTGATGAGGCTTTAGATCTCACTACCAACATGCTCATTCTCAAGGGTGAGCTTGAGGACGGTACTCTTGCGTTCGGTATTGGCGATTATGAAAGGCTTCAGCGCAAGTTGCCTGAATCTGTGCTAAACGAAATCGAGCTGTTCCTATTCGGTGTTGCTGGCAACGTAGATCTGGAAGAAGCAAAAAACGACTAAAGCAGGACAACTGGACCTACTTTGAGTTCTTTTTGGCCTGCGAACTTGGGATGACGGTCAGCAGGCTTCGCACGGAGCTGACCGATGCGGAGCTTGTGTATTTTGCTGCGTTTTACGAAGTAAAGGGTGAGCGCGAAGAAAAGGCGATGCAGCGCGCAAAGCAAATGCGGCGGTAGTATTGACTTATTGCCGGGTGGCTTGTGGCTGAATCCAACGTCAAGCTCAGAGTAGACGCTCGCGATGCAGTCAGCGCGCTGAATAAGACCAACAATGCCAGCAAACAGCTAAACCAGACGCTCAACACTACGAGCAAGCGAGCAGGAACAGCAACAGCGAATATTCAGCGTTTTGGTGTTAGCTTTCGCAGTGTTGTCGGCCCTATGGTGGCGCTGACTGGCGCGCTTACTCTCGCCAATCGTTCTCTGAATACTTTCGGCAAACGACAGGCTGATCTAAAGGTCTTAGCTGCGCAGTTGGAGCGTATTGGCGCTGGCGGTTCCAAACAGCTTGATGAGCTGAGAGCAGCAGCCGACAGGCTTGGAGACGCAACGCTGTTTTCTCAAGACGACTTTGTTGAATCGTTCAATGTTTTGTCGTCTTTCCGCGCCATTGCGGTTAAGTCTTTTGTAGAGGTGTCGGAGGTTGCTGCTGACATCGCCCAGGTCATGGGCTCTGACGTTAAGAGCGCAACTGTGCAACTTGCAAAAGCACTTGAAGACCCTAAGCGCGGCTTGACTGCGCTAAGTCGTTCTGGCATCACCTTTAACGAGGTACAGACAGAAACTATTAAAAAGCTGGTTGACTCTGGCAAGTTGCTTGATGCACAGGCTCTAATTCTTGAGACAATCAAGGGGCAGTATGAAGGGGCTAGCGATGCTGCTGGCACAGGCTTTGCTGGCGCACTTGATTTGCTCAGCGAAAACGCTGCTGATGCTGCTGAGGCTCTTGGCAAGGGATTAGAGCCAGCGGCTACAGCTGTAACTACCGCTCTTGCTGGGGTGGTTGAAAATATAAGCAAGATCCCTGCTCCTGCAGGCCAGCTTGCCATTGAGATTGGCTTGGTCACAGGCGGAGTAATTGCCCTAACTAACGCTGTTAAAGCGTTTTTAGCTACAAAGTTGGCCGCTGCTATTGGCACACAAATCGCCTTGTTCAAAGCGTTTGGCGCTCAAATTTATTTGACTGCGGCAGCGCAGAAAGCGCTCAATCTTGCAGTCGCCGCATTCCCGGCAGCCGTCGTTACCCTTGCAATAGGGTCTCTTGTAAAAACACTATATGACGCAAAAACAGCACAAGACCGTTTCAACAAGGCAGTTGAAGACGGTTCTGTTGAGGCGTTGAAGGCTGCCATCGCTTTTGAAGAAGAAACCATATCTGTTGAAAGAAACAAGGGCGCAAAGATGTCTTTGCTTGGCATCA